GCGCCAACCGACGGCGCGTAGTGCAGTAGGGTCTCGTTCGAGAGCGGCGAGGCGCTGCGGAAGACGGTTTCGGACTTGCTGCGGCGAAGGATCGAAGTGTTCATGCTGATCTCCAAGAGAGGGTTGTGGCGCGCGGATCGCACCGACCTGGGCGGTCCCAGGTCGCTGGGGTCTACTCGCTGTGGTTGTCCCAGCACCCGCAGGACTGGTCTGCGGGGCCTTCCGAGCCGCACGCTGGGCAGATCTTCGTGCGGCGTTGCGCGGCGGCGTCGAGCGCTGCGGCCCGAGTGGCCATGATTCGGAGCGCCCGAACGTAGTCCTGCCAGTCGCGGCCCTTCGTGACGCTGGGGGCGACGTTGTCTTTGGTCATGCTGGCCTCCTGATTTGGCCGGTTGCGAGGAGCATCCGCTCCGCGGCGATCGCACGGGTGCGACCTTCGCGGGAGATGCCGGCGGGACGGTCGTAAGCGCGCCAGAGGCCGGTCTTGCCGTAGACCCAGCCGACGTGCTTCCCGTCGAGCGTGATGCGGTAGCGGTTGAATTCGGGTTCCCAGACGAATTTCATGGCGGTCCTAGTGGAGGCGGTTGGAGGGGCCGACGAGCTTGGAGCGCGCGGCCATGTACTGGCGGTAGTTGCCGGAGCCGCGGGCGTTGCCGATCCACGCGACGTGGACGACCTTCGCCCGGGTGACGCCGAAGAAGCGGCCGATGTTCATGCCGTCGCGATCGCGGGGGCCAGCGCTGACCCACTGGCCAGGCTGGAGGTGCTTCAGTAGTTCCTGGGGGAATGCCCAGATGTCGATGGTCTTGGCGTAGCGCATGATTGCTCCTGGGTTGGTCAGTTGAAGCGTTGGTCGTACTCGAACGCGAGGTCGTCGGCCTGGCCGTACTCGAAGTAGGCTTCCGAGCCGTAGCACGGCCGGTCGGGCTGCCACTCCTCGAAGTCGGCGGGCTCGGCGCCGGCAGCGGCGCGGGCCATCAGCCTGGAGGCCAGCTGCTCGGCGGCTTCCTGGGACTCGACCGGGGTGTAGAAGCGATCGCCGCGATCGTTCTCGGCGACGACGCGCCACGCTTCACCGTAGGTGTAGCCCTGGGGGTTGCCGTACTCGGCCATCTCGGGGTTGGATCCGGTCACGACGATGTCGGACGCGGCACAGAATGTCAGTTTGACGCGCATGGTTCGCTCCTGGGGGTTGGGCCGGATGGCACCGCGGGAGGGCCCGAAGCCCTCCGACGCTGCCGACTGATCCTAGAGGTAGGCGCCCGTGGCGGGGTCGTAGGCGACCCAGCGGTTGGTCAGCGGATCCAACGTCTTCTCGACGGGATCGAGGATCGCGCAGTCGGAGTAGTCGCCGATCACGCGGACCCTGTACTTCTCGCCTTCGACTTCGACGATCTCGCCGTTCACGACCGGCGCTTCGGCTGCCAGGCGCTCGCGCTCGGCGATTTCGTCGGCGCTGTAGCTGCTGGCGATGCAGCTGGCGTGCTGCAAGACCCAGAGGACGCCGTCGTCGCGGGTCAGCATTCCGCGGTGCAGGCTGGCGCGGGCGGCGTAGCCGTCGCGACCGCAGCGGATGCGGAAGGTGTTCTTGCGGTCGAACGAGTCGGTGTGTAGTTGCATGGTGCGCATGGGATGCTCCTGGTTGATCCTGCGGGCGCAGGGGTCAGCGTGGTCGCTGACCGCTGAGTCCAAGCACCGCGGCCCGAAGCCTCTCGGCTCGGGGGCATGGGGGTGGCGGTTGTGTGTACCGTGTGGCCACGGCTTCGCCCTTGCCCTGCCTTCAGCGTGCTGGGAGTCCCGTGCGCTTGGTGCTCCGGTCTTCTGGAGTCCCCGGTTACCCGGAGATCAGGTCCGCCGAACCTGCGGACTGCCGTGGGCCAGCTACGTCTGTTTCGTGCGGTGCTGCGACTGCGGTGCTGCTGAGACGAATACTGGGCGTCAAGCGAATAGTTGTCAACCCCCCAAAACTTGATCCAGATCAAGGAATCGAGCAAAATTTCGGCCTCCTGATCTGTAGGCTACAACCTGACACTGGGGCAAAAGCGCAGATTGGGCTTGCAGCCTGTACACCACAGTCAGATAATTCCCGTGCCCATCCCGGGCCACGAGACCACCATGCCCCAATGCTGCAAGGACAAGGCCTTCAACCGGGCGCTCCGCTGCATCTTGCAGAGCATCCTGTGCGTCGAGCCCGAGCCCCAGGGGACTGCACGTCTCACGCTGCTGTCCAATGGGGTAACCGTTGAATTCATAGGAGATTTCACCATGTTCCTGCCCGTCGACAAGAAGGTCGGTGCAACCGTTTCGTTCCTGGACGCCGCCGGCAACGCCGCCGCGGTGGAAGGCGCTCCCGTCTGGGGCACCGACCGCCCGGATCTGCTCTCGGTGGTCGCGAGCGCGGACGGCTTCAGTGCCGAGGTTGCGCCCCTGGGCCCCCTGGGATCCGCCCAGGTCACCTGTACCGCTGACGCCGACCTCGGCGAAGGCCTGGTCCCGCTGCTGGTCATGGGCCAGGTCGAAGTGATCGCCGGCCAAGCCGTCGCTGGAGTGATCAACTTCTCCGAGCCGGTCTAAAGCTCTGCGCGGCTGGCCCCGCTTCCGGCCGTGCTCGGGGGGGTTCTCGAAAGAGGACTCCCCCTTCTTCCATCTGGAGCCCAGGCGATGACCAAGCCCAAGAAACCCGCCAAGCTGCGAGCGAAGGCTGAGAAGCGATCGGCAGGGCTCACTACCGTAAAGATCGAGCCCGCGGCCCCCAAGCCGAAGATCTTTACGCCGGTGCCTCCCGACAAGCTGGACGACGTGCTCGCCTCGATCACGGCCGGGACGTGGACCAGGGCAGCGCTCGAAGAGCATGGCGTGCCGGCAGGACAGTTCTACCGGACGTTGGACGCTGACCCGGTAGCGGCGGAACGGTACACGCGCGCGAAGGCGGCGCAGATGGCCGCGGTGGCCGAAGAGATGCGCGAGATCCAGGACGAGCCACCGCCGCGGGTGGCCAGCGACAACAGCGGGCCCAAGGTGGATCCGGGCTGGGTGGCGTGGCAGAAGAACCGGATCGAGACCCGCAAGTGGCTGTTGGCCAAGCTGGCGCCGAAGAAGTACGGCGACCGGGTCGAGACCACGCTGGTGGGCGCCGACGGCGGGCCCATCCAGACCGAGTCGACCGTGGCGCTCCCGGGCCTGGACGAACTCAAGGCGCAGCTGGCCAAGGTGACCGGGGCGCGCAAGGAGGGGTGACCATGTGGTGGTGGCCCAATGACCTGACCGAGCGCCCGGGCGTGGCGATCGTCTGCATTGCCGCGGCGGCGGCGGCGGGCGCCCTCCTCGCCCTGGCGCTCGGCTTCGGGCTGTCCGAGGTCGTGGATTGGCTGGCGGCCTCACGCTGAGAGAGCTTCGGGAGGCGGCGGCCGAAGGGCTGCCGGCTTGCCCATTCGACAAGCTGATCCCTGCCTGGGAGAGCCTCGAAGCCTACGGGCTCGACGGCCAGCGGGCCCTGGCGCTGGAGGATCGGTTCTACCTCCTCACCGTCCTCCTGGGACGCAAGGACGCCTTCCATCCCTGGCTCTACGAGCGCTGCCGCGAGGTCGAGGCAAAACCCGACGCTCACCTCGATTTGTGGGCGCGCGAGCACTACAAGAGCACAATCATAACTTTCGCGGGCTCCATCCAGGAGATCATGCGCGATCCCGACATAACGATCGGGATCTTCAGTCACACAAAACCCGTGGCCCGTAAGTTCCTCGTGCAGATCAAAGAGGAGCTTGAGCGCAATGAGCGACTGAAGAAGCTGTTTCCTGACATCTTCTGGGGCCACCCCCATCGCGAGGCGCCGCGGTGGTCCGAGGAAAAGGGCATCGTCGTCAATCGGCGGACCAACCCCAAGGAGGCCACCGTCGAGGCTCATGGGCTGGTTGATGGGCAACCGACGGGCGCGCATTTTAAGCTGCTCATCTACGACGACGTGGTGACCCGGGAGAGCGTCTCGACGCCCGAACAGGTCAAGAAGACCACCGCGGCGTGGGAGTTGTCCGACAACCTCGGCGCGCGCAGCGAGGACGGCACGCAGCGAGCCTGGCACATCGGCACCCGCTACAGCTTCGGCGACACCTACCAGGACATCCTGGACAAGGGCGTGCTCACGCCCCGCGTGTTCCCGGCGACGCACAACGGGCTCGAAGACGGCACGCCGGTCTTCCTGCCGCCCGAGGTCTGGGCGAAGAAGCGCGAGACCCAGGGCCGCGCCACGATCGCCGCGCAGATGCTCCAGAACCCGGCCGCGGGATCCGAGGCGATGTTCGAGGCCGGCTGGCTCAAGTTCTCGGACATCCGGCCGCGCACGCTCAACGTCTACATCACGGTCGACCCTGCGTCCTCGAAGAAGAAGGGCAGCGACCGCACCGCGATCGTTGTGAGCGGCATCGACGCCGGCCGCAACAAGTACCTGCTGGACGGGATGCACCATCGGATGAGCCTGGGCGATCGCTGGCTGGCGATCAAGCGCCTGCGCCGCAAGTGGAGGGAGATGCCCGGCGTGCAGCTGGTGCGCGTGGGCTACGAGCGCTTCGGCCTCCAGGACGCGATGGACTACTTCGAGGAGAAGATGCGCCTCGAAGGCGACAGCTTCGAGATCGTCGAGCTTGCCTGGCCGAACGAGGGCCCGGGCTCGAAGTACGACCGCATCCAGAGGCTCGAACCAGACTTCAAGACTGGGCGCTGGTATCTCGCTGCCGAGGTATCGCAGGAGACCCGCAACCAGGCCGCGGTGCGGGAGGCTGGCGAGAGCTACCGCATCTTCACTCCAACCAGGGCGCGAGACGAGAACAACACGCTCTACACCCTGAACAAGGGCTTCCTTGATGAGTACCTGACGTACCCATTCAGCCGGCACGACGACTTCCTTGACGCGATGAGCAGAGTCTACGACATGGATCCGCAGCCGCCTGTCCTGATCGATGAGTCCGCACTTGAGCCGGAGGTCTACAGCGATGGCGCGTAAGAGGAAGGCGAATTTGGGCGTGAGTTTGTTGGACTTGCTGACTACGCTCCAGGCAGATGCCCGCAGGGTGGCCTGCGAGCGCAAGTCGTTCGAGCGCCGGCCGCGCGCCGGGGGCTACGGCAACGGGAGACGCAGGCAGCCTGATGGCGGCATCTCCGAGGTGCGGCTCTCGATCGCATGGGAGGGATAGATGCCAGACGACAACAAGGCCCGGGCCCCGACGATGTCGACCAGACTCTGGTCGCAGGAGGTGGCGCTGGCGCGAGCGGGCGGCGCGCTCGACACGCTGAAGCCGGAAGAGCTTGACCTGGCCAACCGCGAGGTGGCCTACGAGTTCAGCAGCGGTCGCAAGTTCTACGCGAAGCGCAACCCGTACGCATGAACCCGGTGCTGCGCGGCATCGTGCAGGGCTGCGAGGCGTACGAGGCCCTGCCCACGCCCATCAAGTCTGCCTACAGCGAGAAGCAGTGGCTGTGGCTGTCCGATAACGAGAAGGCCACGCTGGTACAGCGAGAGTGCGAGCCCGAGGAGTAGCTGATGAGTGATCTGTTGGTGACCGACGCCCCGCAGCTGGCGGCGCTCGAATTCAACCTCTGCAAGGAGGTGGCCGAGACGTTGTTCCAGGCCTACCCTGGCCACCTGTGGGCGGTGAACCCGGAGGGCAACGGCAGCATCATCGTCGTGCGCAACGTCTCCCTGACTGGCCAGTGGGGCTTCGTGCTCCACGTCCCCGCGATCTACTCGGCGAGCGAGTTCAAGAAGAACGTCATCCGGGCCGGCGGCGAGATCCTGGAGCGCTACCAGATGTCGCGATCGCAGTTCAAGGCGGCCGAGTATGCCGCGCTGAAGACCGACTTCGCCGGGCGCATCCTGGGAGACCACTCATGAGCGACCTCTGGCTGACGTTGGCGCGCGACGCCTTCAGTGAATCGACCAGCTTCTTCGACGCCGGGGTGCGATCGGAGATCGAGCAGGATCTGCGGCAGTTCCAGGGCCAGCACCCGCCGGGCTCGAAGTACGGCAGCGACACCTACCGCACGCGGTCCAAGTTCTTCCGACCGAAGACCCGCGGCGCGATCCGTAAGAACGAAGCCACCGCGGCCTCCGCGTTCTTCTCGAACGCCGACGTCGTGTCCCTGGAGCCCGAGGACGACCAGGACAAGATCCAGGTCGCGAGCGCGGCCGTCTGGCAGGAGGTGATGAACTACCGTCTCGACAAGACGCTGCCCTGGTTCACCACGCTGATCGGCGCCTACCAGGACGCCCAGGCCGTGGGCATCTGCGCCTCGTACCAGGCCTGGCAGTACGACGAGAAGAGCGGCATCGACCGTCCCATCTGCCGCCTGCTGGCGACCGAGAACTACCGCTTCAGCCCGCACGCCGAATGGCAGAACCCGGTCACCGGCAGCCCCTACTGGATCGAGTTGATCCCGATGCTGGTCAAGGACGTCAAGGCGCGGATGATGACCGCGGACGAGAAGACGGGCCAGCCGAAGTGGAACCCGCTCACCGACGCCGAGATCGTGGCCGCGGCGTTGAAGTACGCCGACACGCTGAAGTTGCAGCGCAACCAGGGCCGCGCCGACGCGCAGGGCCGGGCCTCGGCCATCACCGCATTCTCGCTGGTCTGGGTCCACCGCAACTTCATCGAGTACAACGGCCGCGACTACGTCTACTACACGCTGGGCGACCAGCACTTGCTGTCGCAGCCGGTCGAGGTCGAGGAGCGCTACCACCACGGCGAGCGCCCCTACGTCGTCGGCAACTGCGTCATCGAGACCCACAAGCTGTACCCGAGCGGCATCGCGAGGATGTCGCGCGACGTCCAGGCCGAGTTGAACGAGAACGCCAATCAACGCATGGACAATGTGAAGTTCGCGCTCAACAAGCGCTACTTCGCCAAGCGTGGCCGGCAGATCGACCTCCGCTCGCTGACTCGCAACGTGCCTGGCTCGGTGACGATGCTCGAAGACCCCGAGCTTGACGTGAAGGTGGTCGAGACCCAGGACGTGACGAAGAGCGCGTACGAGGAGCAGGACCGCCTCAACCTGGACTTCGACGATCTGGTGGGCACGTTCTCGCAGGCCAGCGTCGGCTCGAACCGCAAGCTGGCCGAGACCGTCGGCGGCATGGAGATGCTGACCGCGGACGCCTCGCTGGTCACCGCCTACACCCTGAAGACGTTCGCCGAGACATGGGTCAAGCCGGTGCTGCGGCAGCTGCTGCTGCTCGAACAGCACTACGAGACCGACGAGAAGATGTTCGCCCTGGCTGGGAAGAAGGCCCAGCAAGCGCAGCGCATCGGCGACGACGTGGTCATCGACGACAAGCTGCTGATGCAGGAACTCACGGTGCGGGTCAACGTCGGCATCGGCGCCACGACCCCGCAGTCGAAGCTCTCGAACTTCCTGTTCGCGCTGAAGTCGCTGCGCGAGATGCTGCTCGACGACGTGCTCCAGCGAGCCGGCGCCGACGTCAGGGAGATCGCGACCGAGATCTTCAGCAAGCTGGGCTACGACGGTCCTGGAAGGTTCTTCGACTGGGGCCAGGAGGATCCGCGGATCCAGGAGCTTCAGCAGCGGATCGCCGAACTCGAAGACGAGTTGAAGCAGAAGGAAGACCCGGAACTCACCGCGGCCAAGATCAAGAAGACGCTGGCCGAGGCCGACAAGATCGCCGCCGGCAAGACCAAGGAAGGCGTCGAGGCCATGTTCGGCGCGATGCAGGCGGCCGAGGTCGTGGCCGCTGTCCCCGCGGTGGCGCCGGTGGCCGACCAGATCATGCGTGCCGCGGGCTACATCGCGCCCACTCCGCCCGGCATCGACCCAGGCTTCGCCCCGGGCGAGCAGGGGCCACTGGCCGACGGCGCCATGCCGCTGGTCCCGGCCGCCCCGATGCCCGCCGAGGGCATGGACCGCGAGCTTCCCGGCGCGGTGAACCCGTCCACCAACCCCATGACCCCGACGCCGACGGCCGCGCCCAAGTCTCCGTTCACCGGGCGCAACGCTGGCATCGAGACCATGCGCTCGGACACTCAAGGGCCTGACGAATGAGCGACGCGGACGACATCAAGTCGGACCTGACGCAGGCCAAGAACGCGCTGCTCGAAGCGATCCAGCGCGGCTTCTCGTTCGAGGATTGGATCAACGGCCCGGTGGGCAAGTATCTGGTGCTGCGCGCGGAAGCGGAGCGCCTCGACAGACTGGAGCAGCTGGCGACGATCGACGCGCACGACGCGAAGGCTATCGCCAAGGTCCAGCAAAGGATCGCTGTTCTCGACTCGTGGCAGGAGTGGGTCGCGGATGCGATAACGGAGGGCCGACAGGCCCAGCATGAGTTCGTTGACTTAGGCGGATGACGCCATACGATGA